AGATGCATATCAGCTACGTGATATACCTCTCAACCTATCGTCCTATGAGCCGCACTGATTTGGTGCTATTATTATAGGCTGTTGGTATGAAAACACTCGAAGACCAAAAAATCTGCGAGCATGTAAAAAAATCCTCGTCGGGTCTGATATATAGAGGTAATAAGACAACAACAAAAGACATTCTAAAGCATATGAACAAGCGAATATCTAATAAGGAAATCTCAGTCTACGTAGCAGTCATCCTCGTGATCCTTATGGCCGCGGTGATTGCCTGCAATCCAGGGATGGATGAAAACATCAGTGCTCTCAAGCAGTTCCTCGGAGCAGCTATCGAGCTCGCTGGGGTGGCTTCCATCTTCTACCTCGCCTATGTGTTTGTGAACTGGATAGATAAGAACTAAAGTCCTTCGCAACTTCGTTGATAAGAACTAATGGCAACTCTACAATGGTCGCTAACGGCATCAAGTAAAGCACCCGACTACCTGCTTGAGGAGTACACTGCCCCTCTATACAACAGTCCGTGTAGACCTCTTCTATATATGGCTATCAGTCATAGCAAGAGTACCAAACCGGGATGGGAGCATGATTGGTACAGCCTACACCTGTGCTTAGCACCTACCCCGGACTCGGATGACCACTCCAATAACCTATTCCTCGGAGAGGGTAGTTCGGTGGAGGAGCTCCAAGCTCTGGCCGAGGAGCAAAGAAAATTTCTGGTAACGGCATTACAGGGGTAACATTTACGCGCGTATTGGTGATATTATATATAGAGCCATTAAGGGGATATAGCTCAGTTGGTAGAGCACCGGGCTGTTAACTCGTTTGTCATAGGTTCGAATCCTATTATCCCCGCTATATTTTTTAACAATTTATATTAAACAATTATGAGTCAAATTGACGACATCCTGGGTTTCGACCCCTCGCAGCTCTCCGTTTTCAATGAACCCAAGAGCAATTCGTTTGTAGACCCTACCATCTACAAGCCCAATCCTAAGTTCGCTACTTCGGAAGATGGTGTATACCGTTCCAAGGTACGAATCATCCTCAATCCCCTGTCTCCCAAGGACACTATCGTTCCACAGGCTCAGTACTGGCTGCGTTCTGTTGACGGTTCCCGTCCTGTCTTCTCTTCCCTGAGTATCGGAGACAAGAACTGTCCTATCTTCAAGGCGTGGAAGAGTCTTTGGTACTCCGATGACGAGGAGAAGAAGGAACGCTCCCGTGAGATCTTCCAGAAGAATGAGACCCAGTGGGTTCTCGTCCAGATCCTCGAAGATAAGAATCAGCCGGAGCTGGTCGGTAAATTCAAGGTAATGAAGCTCGCCAAGGACATCTATACGAAGATGGTAGACCTGATGAATCCTTCTGCGGAATCTGGTAAGACTCCTTACCCCGTGGCAGACTACGTCGTCGGTCTGGAGCTGAGTCTCGTAGTGCAGCCCGGTCCAGATGATCCCAAGGCTCCGGAACGTAAGCAGAGAGAAATCTCCTATACCCTCTCCAGCTTCGGTAGCTATGCTCCAGTGATCAAGACGGATGGTACTCCCCTCCTCACGGACGATGAGATTGAGCTCGTGGATGCTTATGTCACGGCCAAGAACGACTCCATATCTGGTAAGACGGCTAAGAAGCGCGATGAAGGGGCTGCTAAGCTTGCTGAGCTCCAGCCACAACTCCGTCCCATCTACGAAAAGGCTATTGAGTATGTCAAGGAAAACCTTCGTGATGACCACGGGGATATCATCGACCTTCAGAAGAAGTGTGGCTATACCCCCTGGGACGAAGAAACGACTAAGTTCGTAGACCAGTGGATCGCCGTGGTGAAGGCTGATTTCGATCCTACTAAGGTATCTTACCACGATCTTCCTACCCTTACCGCTGCTAAGGCTAAGCCCGAGGCAAAGGCCGAAGTGGAAGTGGAAGTGAAGGTAGAGGAACCTGCAGCTCCTGCTGAAGAACCCGGGATTGGCTTGCCATTTTAAGGGTAAAATCTAAGGCATAATCTTCTATATATAGGGGAGGGATGAATAATCTCTCCCCTATTTTTATGGTAAAAAGGAATCACCAATATAGCATCACGATGGATTTTATGAGGGATAGAGCCGTCGGATTCGTTTTCGAACCCGGTAATACCTCTTATATACAGACTATCTCCATCCCAAAAAAGGATCTTAATCTCCCAAAAGTCATTGACCGAGATGGTTACGCCGTCCTTTATAACGACCGAGATGGTTACGAGGCCTGGGAGTTGACCCTCTTCGACCTCAACAAAAACCCTATAGTAGTACCGGTAATAGTGCTGAAGGAGCTCCGCACCTACGTGGTGGATGACCTGAGACCTGCGGTGGGGAAGTTGGAAAGACTCCATATTCATTGGGGGGAATTTATCCACACCCTTGATTATGAGTACCCTACTCTCTGGGGTACGGAGACCGACCATTGGACCTTTGAGATGGTCACCCCGACTCTGTATAAGATCATGAAGAACGGAAAGAGATACTCTCTCACGGACGACCCCTACGGGACGAGCCCTATAGAAGCTATCTATCGTCATCTGTATAAGGTATATAAGCCACTGGAGACTATATAATGCGCGTACTGGATAAGACCAAAAAATATACCTACCACTCCAATACGACCTACGGGTTCTGTGATCTCACCATCCTTTTGGATAGGGATTACTACGATGATACCTTTTTCCACGAAGGTTTCTTGCCTAAAGCTTTTGGAGACGAGAGGTTTAGGACCGGGGAGATAGAGGTCATTGACTCGTCCAAACAGGCTAAATATGACCTCCTCCGACTCTACTACGGGTCTGGTAAGAGTTTCTGTATCCTACGGTACAGTCATTACAAAAAAATGATGGTGTCCTCCCCCACCTATACGCGGGATTTCCTGAGGCAGTTGATTATTCCCCGGGGTCGGGATGTGGAGCTTTTTGTCAAACGACCATCTATCTGGGGAGAGGAAGAAGACCATTGGAAATTTATTGGGGATAATGGATTTCACCAAACCCGATGGGAATGCTTCCTCAATGGTAAGTCATTCATGGGAGGGGCACTCCTTTGCAAGGCCTCGTGGCAGGGTCGTATCTTCGAGCATTATGAGGACGTGATTGTGATGTAAAAAAAATGGGGTACTTCTCCTATTTATAAGTATTAATAACAACGACTATGTACGAGAATGTAAACAAGCTCCACCCTTATATTGAGAAGGAATTGGAAGGGATAGACACTTACGACCGGGTCATCCTCTACGGTAAGGCTGGCCGATCTATGGCCATCGAGAGACCATTTATCCTGGATGAGCCTATCACGACAGGAAATATGTCCGAGTATGAGGTGAAGGAGATCCGACCCCTGTTGTTCCAGATCACCAAGGGAGACACCAGCTGGCTCGTCGGTTCTAAGAACTTTCCCCGACCCGACCGAGGTCTTCGCACCTCCAAGGGCAACCGACCTCTGTGGGTTCATAGTGAGGTGGAGAATACCGTCGTGAGTAATGACCTAATTGTTACCAAGAGCTCCGGGAGTCGAATAGAAATCCGTACGGAAGACCGACTGGTCACCATACAGGTGGGGTATAAGTTCTCCACGGTCCTGTTCTGGGAGAGTCGTAAATTGGTCAAAAAGGAAGAGATGGGTGATCTCAATACAGCCTTATATATGGCAGCTAAATTCCTCGGAAAACCGGTATATCACCACCTTTTTGTTGTTACATCGTAGCTATGTTCTTCAATTCGGTCTATTTACATCATACCAACTCCACCATCATCAACATCTACGACGACCCCTTAAACTCGGGTCTCGAGGAGAGTGTGATGATACCTGGTCTGAAACTCGATGTATTCCTGGGAGATGCCCTGAGATACCGCCGACAACCGGAGATTGGTCTTAGGGTCTATCGGTTGTCCGAGGACGGGGTATTCCGAGGCTTTCTGATTGTCCTGGATGGGGTCGGGGTGAAGTTCACGAAGAACGTGACCCCTTATCTGGATCGAATTAAGGAGCTCACCATTCGCCCTAAGATGGAGTTACGAGACCAGGATATATTCGGTGGATCGGATAATTGGGTCTTTGACCCCCACGGTCATCAGTTATCCGCTGTGCTCAATCAAAATACCCAGGGAGATAGATCCCGGTTCGAGTGGCAGCAGTATTTGTTTAACCATTACGGAGCTCTGGAGGAGATATAAAATGCTTCCTTATAACAAATTAGACCCTATACCACCAAGCAAGTGTTATGTGGATGCGCCTGTGGTGAGACGCAATCGCGTTGCGGACAGGGAGTGGGATATGGTAATCGTAGGTGGGCCTCGTGAATTTGAGCTTATCCCCGTGGCCGATCTCCCCTTTGACTACCTCGACGCCGAAGGAGAGGTAATGACGGTATTTGTCAGCGAGATTCTGAATATCCGTATTGATTATGTATCGCTGGGAAGGAATTTTTACCTCGTCAATCACACTTCCGGGTGGCAAATAGTCGTCTTTCCTGAGGATTATAGGGGACTGATGATACTGATCCATAAGACCCTGCGTCTTTGGAACTACCTTTTCACGGATCAGACTATTAGAATAGAGTTTACCACCACGGATCAATGGGGTACGGTCACCGAGGTCTGGGAAGCCGGAAACAACCTCCTCAGGAAAGATGGGGAAATCCAACTTACCATACAGTTAAGTAATATAATAAGGAGATATTTATGGGTATAGGGTGGTAAAAACTGCCCGGTCTTTCCTATATATGGATATGGAAAGACGAGATATTAGATTCAAGGAATGTATGTTTGCAGTGCACCGGGGAATGGTGGATGGCATCCACATTTCTGCAGTAGGTATTTACCACCGAGGGTTGGTATATGACTCGATAGACGTACTGGGTAGGGTAGAACTTTCCACCGGAATGATTACCCAACCCCACTACGATCTCCATAAGGGAATTGCTATTTATGGGCTTTATGCTGGTGACGGTCACAGTTATATCGGATATATTAGGGGGATTGGAGGTAGGGTCATCAAGGATCCGGATACTTTCCTCCAGAACCTTGAATACCTCGAAGTGCCTGCACTGTATGGTAGGAAGAAGGTAAAGGACATTACCTCCGGAGACCTCTGGGGAATGAATGAAGACCACTGGGAATTTATACCAATCTCCGATGGTATGATGGTATTTCTAAATGGATCTCACCAAGGTAGGTATACCCGGGAGGATATTCAGACCTTGATTTATAGGAAGTATAATGTCTTTGAGATGCTATAAAAACCGACCCAGGTTTCCTATATATGACTATGGCAATAAAAATAATTCCAGACAACGGTTTCTTCAAGGTATACGACGCCTGTGATGTAGGTGGAGTACCGATGGTGTATATCCCGGTGTATAAGAAGTCTATGAACCTCGCCTCTGTCGGCTCCGGTTTCATCCTTCCCCGGGAGACCCCTATTGGTCCCATATACCTCTCCACCATAGCACACGGAGATATTAAACAGACCCGGTCAGTATCTGGTCATTATGCTGTTTTGGAGCTGACTACCGACAACACCTATTACATTGCCTATATCGACGGAGTGAACTACGGCTGGATTGCCGACCCGAAGGCTTTTGCTAAGAAGATGAAGGCTTATCAACTCCCCCGGAAGTACGGTACGATGGAGATAAAGAAAACTACCATCTGGGGTGAGGAGACGGAGACCTACCACGTGACTTGCTCCCCAAAATTCATCCGTATCACCGGACCTAATGGTTATGAACTTGAAGGAACTAATCGAGGAGAGGTCCAGAGAAAATTCAACCTTCACCACGACCCTTTTAACACCTTGTAGTTATGCTATTTGAATACGATATTCTTTCTGGAGGACCCTGTATCCTACTCCTTAACCATCCGATGAGTATTTATAAGCAGGTGTGGTTACCTAAGGAGAAGGGGCGTAAGGCAGACCATCCCTTTCCCAGATACCGGGAAGGTCGGGCTGAGCAACTGGATACTACCGGTTACGAGGCCTGGGAGCTGACGTGGGAGGAGACATTCACCCACAACAAACACACCAGTTACCTCGTCATTATCCCTGGGTTTAAGCCTATTGTCTCTGATGAGCTCCCGAGAGGATCTCTTGACGCTCTCCTATGGAGTCCACAAATGACCGTGGAGTCCTTCGACCAGTGGGGTATGGAGACCCATGAATGGCAATTCAAGAGAAAGTACTGGCTTTTTGGTCCTTGGGTAGGGTATCTTAATGGGGAGAAGGTTGGAGAAAATTCCCAGATTCTCTGGCAGAAGTATCTTTTGGAGAAGTACGATCCGTTTAACTAATATGGAAATCCGCCACGCGGCTCGCCCTTAAAATGGAGAAACAACTTATCGCTTCTTTTGCTGGCATTCCGGGGAGTATGGTCGTATACGAAGACCTCCCCATACTACAAATGAGGAATGAAGACTTTGCTCTTCCCAATGCCCCGGAGCATCTGATAAACTGTGATGGGGTAATAGCGTACCGGTATCTGTATTTCGTCATACCCAACTCGTTGGGCTATACGGTCTTTTATATGGTTTACCGACTACACTTTATCACCAATGGCGTACGACATGAAGGCTTCCTCGTGAATATCCCGGCCGCTGGCAATAGGTATACCGAGGATCTGGATCCCCTGTTGGAGAAGATTGCCACGCGTCACCTCAACCCGTCAATGGATCTGGTGAAGACTACCATCTGGGGAGAGGAAGACCACCATTGGGAGTTTGCCCCCATAGGTCTCGAAACGAATGACGTAGGGGACACTTACGAAGGCTTCCTCAACGGAGTAAGCCAGGGAGTAAAATTGTTAGTAACGTGGCAGAAATTACTTCTGTCGGAGTATAATCCTTTTTCCATATGAAAGAAGCTAAAGCACCCAGCATTAATATGAACTCCTTTTACAAAGCTCACAAGGTCTACGGAATGTCCAAGAATTATCATATAGACGATCTTCACCATACTTTTGTGACCTTCTCAGCTCATCAAGATCGTATTCACTACCCCCTTGGTGACATCCCAAATAAGTTCCTAAGCACCAAAGACGGCTATTTTGAGACCGTGGCTCATTATACTGTACCATCAGGTATTGGGTCGGAGACCGTGGTATACAACGTATACAAGGTCGAGTACTACCGTTATGGTAAGTTGAAGACCGGGTATTTGGTTCATATCTTCGGGTTACCGATCGTGTATGTGAATGACCCTGAGGAGGCTTTGGAGATCCTCCAAACAAGACATATAGCCCCTAAGATGGTACTACCCAAGATGACTATCTGGGGCATCTCTGAAGATGCCTGAACTTTTGACTACGCAGGTAGGTATCTTTATGAAGGCTTCCTCAACGGGGTCTCCCAAGGCATAAAAAGCCTGTTGGAATGGCAACAATACCTCTTTATTAACTACAATCCTTATGGCTCGCTTACCCCGTTATAACCTCACCTATGCCTATGCCGAGAGTGGGGAGATAAAGATATTGGATGGAGATCAGGTCGTGGATAGATTTGGTCGTGGGGGATCTCCCCGGGATCACCTCCCCCTTATGGTATGGGATGATAATGACGACACCGGAGTAAGGCTAATATCTTCCCCAAACGATTTTGGGTTGAGGATCTATACCCTGGAGGGTCACGAAAGCCAAGCCCGTTGCGAGTTCCTCAATAATACCATCGCGCAAATAGGACCAATAACGAAAAAGCCCAAACCAAAGGTCGTCGTCACCCATGCAGTCGTCCTCCGAGGGGTCGGGGAGGTCTTTAACCAAGACCTCGGGGTCATTCGTCGGATCGAGGAGAAGATTTATTCCCTGTTGATAAGTAACACTCTGCGAATCCCCACCCTTTCCCAGTGGGAAGAAGGGGAAGATGTGTGGAAGTTTGAACCTGATGGAACAGCCGCTGACGCGAATGGAACAAAAATTCATGCTACACTCAACGGTGAGAACCAAGGTACTAAGAGTTATTGGGAGTGGCAGACCTATATCTTCAAGAAATATGGGGCTCTGGACCCAGATATCTTGTAACTTTTTCATACATTTTGGCCACAACTAACATTACGAGCAACTTCGTTGATATATATAATATATATGCAGTACATTATTAGAAACCTCAAAGAAGGGACGACCCTGGCTTCTACGGAAAGTTACGAAGAGGCTGGTCGATGGATAAGGGAGTACCTTTTAGATCATCCCGAGGCCAATCCCTTCGATTTTGCCTATTATACCTCATGCAGATAACGAATTTTGATAAGTTTTATTCCCTGGTGCATGTCATAATCGCTCTCCTCTTCTGGCTCTTCTCCGTCTTAGACCCAGATCTTCAGGAGTTCTATTATGATGGCCTCCTGGTACTTCCCTTTACCCTGGTGGGTTGTTTCCTTTTAGCAAGAATGTTCAGTGGTAAGCCTTAGTCCCCGATACGACCTCTTCCGTCTCCTCCTTCCGCAGGAGTTTATTCCCAAGGAGCTCCGAGATAAGTACGACCGACTCCTGAGTGAGAAGCCCCGAGTTATTACCAGGGCTATTGACCTCCTCAACGAGAGTATCCAGGGTATCTCTATGCCCGGCATCAGTGATCTGGTAGTGGATCAGCCACAGACCTCACGAAATCGACTCGGTCATATAGAACCCAAGCACGATAACTCCACCGTCACGGTAGACAACCCCCTGAGTAAGATCGGTAAGGAGGTGACCATCACGTTCCGTTTGGACGCCGGGTTCGTCAATTACTACCTCCTCTACGAGACGGTCTTTCATAGGGTATGCAAACCGGAGAATTACAAGGACGGAACGGATATCTACTACGACATACTCTCTGAGCAAGGGCAACCGATCTGTAGGGTGTACCTCTATCAGTGTCATATTGACGCTCTCGAGGGACTGGAGTTCTCGATGGATAAGGTGTCCCGAGAATCCAGTACTTTCTCTATGACCTTGAAATTCAATAACATAGACATCGAGTTTGATAATGTAAATCACCTGTAGGAGTTCCTATATATTTACATGCAATTACCAGGATTAAGACTAAGAGTTCCACCAAGACTCGGGGAGACCAAACCCGGAGTCATCGGGGAGATGGGTGGCAAGGTCACCATCACCAGTTTTGTGCAGGCCTATGGGGGAGACCCTTAGCTTCCCTACACCGGACTGGGGAAGCCATTCCTATTTCCTCCGTACCAAGCCAGGGTGTGAATATACTGTAGTACAGGCCGACGCCTGGTATATGCTGGGGATTGTCGTGAGAATTACCAACTCGGAGGGCCCTCATGAGTTCGCCGTGTTCTTCAATATCTTCGGTTATACCCAGGTGAGTGATCTCCGGGATCCGGGTAGTGACTTTGAGGACTTTTTTATTCCCTGGGTGGAGTTTGTTAAGTCCCTCCAACGGAACTGGTAGGACCGGGAGGAGTTCCTCTTTATTCAAGGGGATTTCTGGGGGTCTTTCTCCGAGGACCGCTGGACCCTGGTTAAACTGGGTAAGCGGTGGAAGGCCACCAGCGTCCCCGAGAGTTTCTCCCAGATGCTCGGACGCTCCCTCGAACCAACCTCGTGGAAAATTCTTTTTGCTGAAAATTACCGACCCGGAAAATATGGAGAATAAATTAGTAAACCTCGTCTACGGAGACACCGACTCCCTATATATGTCCTACGACGGGCTCCTGAATACCATTGAAGGGGTCGAGACGATGACCCTGGAGGAGAAAAGGGATATTATCGCCCGGATCAATCAGGAGTTTCTGGATAAGTTCAACGAGAAACTTATGGACGACTATTACGCCTCTCGACATGTGGAGAGTTGTCATAAGTTCGAGTTGGAGACTATCGCCAAAGCTGGTATCTGGCTCGATGTGAAGAAGAGATATGCCCAGATCCTCCTTTGGAAGGACGGTCATAAGTTCGACACCAGTCACCTCCCCCTCAAAGCCAAGGGAATGGAGATCGTCAAGGCCAGCTACCCCAAGGCTGCCAGAGAGATGCTCAAGAAGATCATTTACAACCTCATCGACACCTCGGGGAACGCTATGAATGAGACCTACGGACTCGTCGGAGAGTTGTACGAGGAATGGATGGGTCTCTCTGTGGAGGCTATGTGCCCCTCCATCTCTGTCAATGGGTATAAGTCTTACGTGATCAGTGACAACGATCCCAAGGGGGTGATGTGTCATACCGGTACCCCTTTTCAGGTTCGTGGGCTGGCCCTGTACAACTGGTTCCGTGAGGTGAAGAAACTCCCCGGAGACCCTATCTACGGGGGGAAGATGAGGTATTATGTCTGTCGTCATAGCAAACGACGGGCTTCGGATAAGGCTCCAGTCTTTGTCTTCCAAGCCGGTAAGCTCCCCGACTGGGCTCTGAAAGAGGCCCCTATTGATAAGGAGGCTATGTTCCGTAAGTGTGTGTTGGACCCCCTTAACCGCGTCCTCACGGCTATTGGCCTGTATGAGGTCAATATCAACGGGGGAGTGAATGTGGATCTATTTGGTGACTTTATTTGATGGAAAGACTAGTTTTTGGTCTTAACTCGACCATCTGTTATCATTGTGGATACGAGGGGAAATGGAAGGAGGTTCTCCCGAAGGTCCTTAATACCTTCCCTAACCGCGTCCTTATCAGTGCCGTGGACATGCCTATGGTGGCGGCCAAGGTCATTCATGAGGCCGTGGGAAAAGACCGTATCCTCATCGACTCTGGAGGTTTCGGGTTGTATAAGAAAGAGATGAAGATGGGCAAGGATAACCCTAAGTTTCACGACCACTGCGAGAAGATGAAAAAACGATTCCTCAAGCTTCTCGAGGCCTGCCCCTGTAGTCTCTGTTTTGAGCTGGATAATGAGTACTTCCGTCACGACGAAGACCTACTAAGCCCCAAGAACTACTGTCGGGAGGAGGTAAAGGCTATCACCGGTCGTTACCCCGTACCGGTCTTTAAGATCCACCAGGGTTTTGAGTACTGGAAGCGTCTTTGTGACTCTCCCGATTACGACTGGCTCGCTATTGGGGGGTTGGCCCAGACCCGGGCGTGGCACACCAGGACCGAGGAGATCCGTACCCTTATGAACTACGCGAGACACCAGGGGAAGAAGGTCCATCTTCTGGGCTGTCAGAATGTCGAGGCTTTCAAGGAGATCCAACCGGACAGCGTCGATTACCTCATTTTTCAATACGCCATCAACCTCGAAGAGGCCCGGAAACAGAACCCCGGGGTGGAAGATTACAGTCTCCTTCGACCGACGATGGTGAGTCTGGCCGTGGCCAAAGCCCGTCAGAGAAGTTTCCTTTATGAAAGTTATCAAAGGGAGTAAATTTACCCCCTTTTGTTGTATATATCTACATAAAGTAGCTATAGCTTGTATACAAGATATATGGATATGGATAAGTTCGTTGCAAATTGTAAGACAGTATGTAGCTTCCTCTTTGGTAGAGGGGTAGTCTCCCAATACGGAAAAGTCTATTTCGACTCACCGGAGGTGGCAACGGTACTGGGTAATGTGGAGTACAAGGAGGTTATGCTCCTTGAGCGAGACTTTACTCGTATTATAAGATACCATACGTTTGTGATCCGACGACGCGTTAATAGAAAGTATGAATATATACTCCTCTGTAAGGTTAATGAGGTAGAGACCGTACTGGTGACCCCCGATTATGAGACCATACTAAAGGCTAATGAGGAGTATACCAGTATGGTGAAGATCCTGGAAAGTCTTGATTGCTACGAACCGGTCACCTTGAAGTTCCCCAGGACCAATATCTGGGGGGAGACGGTCACCGGCTCGTGGCATTTTGAGCCGATTGTTGGAGGATTCCGATGGAAAGATAGTGCTGGAGACGTGCATATGGATGGGTATCAAGCAATCGTGGGTATGTTGTTTGCTAAGTATTGCAAAGTGTTATGAAAGATTCTAAAGAACCTCGCATATTATGAACAGAAAATTCAAACCCAACTACGACTATTCAGTCAGGAATTCCGATCGATTTGGAGAAAGAAGTCTGTATATTGTAAAGCTCGATGAGGATTTTCATTATACTGAGGCTTACCTATCTCCAGAATTTCTCCGGGAGTATAGTATCGGTAGGGAGTTCGAGGTCGAGCCTCTCAGGTCTCCCTGTGGTACACAAGCTTTCCTGTTAGAACAGTGGGGGAGTTACTATCTTTTGCTGGCTTACCAACGGGAAGCGGTCTTTATGATGAGGGTAGACGATCTGGATGATACTGACCAGATTCTGAGTATAGCTTCTCGTAGCTATCTGGTTCTTAGAACGCTTAACGATCACCCCCAGGGTTATCAGCTCCTTCTTGACTTTGACAAGGTCGATATTTGGGGCAATGAGACGACTGACCAGTGGGCATTTCATTTAGTGGGGGATCAAGACTACATAATAGGTACTAAGGAAGGGAAATTTGTGGATATGCTATTCCTCCGAGACTGGCTCCGGTTTTTGGTGAAGAAATACACCAGTGGGCTCGCCACCTGCGGTGGAAATCCGCTAAGCGGCTCGCCACCTGCGGTGGAAATATAGTAAAATGATTTAGGTATGGGGGATAGTACCGTCAACTACATCGACCGAGACCTGGTGGAGGTACTCACTATGAGCAATAGTTGGGGTACTTGTAACTGCTTCTTCACCACTCGCGAATCCAGAGAGGTCCTTGAGAAAATTCCTGAGTGGGGGCTGACCAGCTCCAGCCGACTCAATCTGGGGGTCATCACCTATCGGTCGTTTATTATTGCCGGGGATAGTCTCCATACGGAGCCCAGGCCCTTTGGGGATACCCTTATCTACAATATGAACGGGGTAGAAGGTACCGTGAGTGGTCCGATGGAGGATCTTATGGAGTACGACCGGGATGCCGCAGGACTGGTGGAGTATATAGCTGCTCTTAACCAAGGAGATAGGGACATTCGTGAGGAAATTGACCTCACCTTCAAGACCACGGGCATCTGGGGAGACGAGATGGAAGAACATTGGCATTTTCGCCCCTGTGTTGGTGGGTATGTCGTGGACGGCCCTTCGGGAGAGCGATTCACGGAAAGATCTTTTGAGCTCACCAAGATGCTATTCAAGAGGTACGTGGGGTGGTGTAAAAGCCACTCCAATAAGTACGATATATAGGTACATAAAAGCCACTGTGTGACTTCGCCACCTGCGGTGTAAATATCCCTATTATGGCCCACAGAACTTTCAAAACAGATAATCGTCGCGACTGCTTTTTCACCCCCACGGAATTGAAGGTGTACCAAGATAACACGATGAGAATTGTGTATGACACCGTACCAGTATCCGGGGATTTTGCTGAAAAGTTTGCGAGATATGAGATCGCGCAGTGGTTTCATCTGACTTTCCCGGTGAAGGTGGATGTGTACCTGATGATTAAGCGCGTAGGTAGCACGGTCACGAGGGGATATATGGTACACATTGGAGACGAGCCAGCCTACTTCAGTGGTTTTGGATATACCTATGAAGAAGTAGCTATGGAGTGTAATAAGATCGTGGAAAAGCTGAAGCTTCGTCTTGTAGATGGACCCATGATGGTATCCCTTATGAAGATCGACCAATGGGATTTTGAAAATCATGAATGGGAGTTTCGACCGGTCGGTCGCAGCGCTGTTAACACAGAGTTTACCAAGAGTGGATCGAAGTTCCGTGGTTTTCTCAATGGGGAAGACCGCGGAGTGAAGACTAAAAGGGAATGGTCGAAGTATTTGTTGGAAAATTATGACCCGATCTATGGATAATTTTACCCCCGATCCCAGCTACTGCGTAGACATTGACCCTATCACGTGGGAGACTGCCATCTACAAATACACGGAACATGGTAAACAATGTATTGAATCCTTCCTCGAGCCGGATATTAGGGCTGAGTTTAGGGGTTTTGCTTCCCATGAATTTCGAGTGCAGCCGGTTTATGACCACACCAGGATGGTGGTACATTACCGGTCCTATATATTGGAACACCAAATTGCCGACGAAGAGCCTACCTATTTCCTCCTCGAGGTGATAAACAACCAGCCCAGATTGTCGTGGAGTGAAGATTATAAGGTCCTGTGGAATCGAGCTGGTCGGAGGAAGGAGTTGGTGCAGAAACTCTCCGTCTGGGAGAAGAAACTTCCCGTAGAGTTGACCTTTTCCTATACCGATCCGTGGGGAGGGGAAGTAGAGGATAAATGGGTACTGGATAATGATGAATACTATTACCGTACTCCGTGGCAAATGACCATACACCTATTTGATAAGTATAAAGATATACTATAATGAACTTTGTTCCCGAGCTCGAGGGATTTGTATTAAGACAGACCCAGTATGAGGGTGAAGTACCTACCCTCGTGTATGATTTGATCATTGGTGAGAAAGGCCGATCTCTCAGTACTGGCCCTTTGCTGGTCCTTAAGAAATATCTGGACCTGGAGGAGCTACGGCGAGATGCCAGTAAGTTTATGAACCTCAACAAGGAGCTTGAGGGGGTCTATACCAAGGCCCATTTTGAGTGGACGAAAGAATTTACCGATGAATGGGGTAATACTATCCAAGATCATTGGGTCTTTGGTCGCGATTCCAAGGGGATATCCGC